GTCAGAGGTAGAAACTTTTTTATACTAATGCTTTAGCTCTTTCTAGAGAAACAGGGGCTCCTTTAATTGATCCTTTTGGTGGAGCTCAAACTCAAATTAGTAGATATATTAATGATAATTGGGGTAATAACTTATTAGATGAACCTATAGATATAGATTATAGTTTGCCTAATCTTCAAGATGGTATTTTTGAAGGATTGTTCCAGTCTACTGGACCAGTGACCCCTGCCAACTCTGCGGGGAAAAAAGTAGCACCAGCCATTATTAATGATAACAATCAAGCTGGATTAACCAACCTTCAAGAGGTAATCTTAGATCCTATAGACAAACAAATTCTATTGAACTCACAAAATAATCAAGGTAATGTGTAAAAATGGCTGAATCTGATAAACAAAAAAAACAAAAAAAACAAAAAGCTAACTTTGACAGGCTCTATAGAAAAAGAGTTCAACAAGATGATGCTTATAGAGTAGGTCCAAAAAAAGATAAGCCGACAAAAGAAATTAATACAGACAATGTAGGTCCTTATAATAGAGATATTCAAAGATATGACAATCCATTTGAAAGAAATAATCCTAATCAAATGGCTGCGGATGAAAAAATTATTCAAGACGCTGCTCAAAAATATAACATACAAGACACAGGACCAGGTTCAAATATTCGTTACGAATTAGAACGTATGCGTAATAAAAATTATCAAAGAGCAAATCCAGAAGAATTAAAAGTAGCTAACTCAATGAATCTTGGGCAAACGAATATTGGAAGTAATCAATACTTCACGGCCCAACAACCAACCTTTGCAGAAGTTAGGGGAGATGTTAGAACAAGATTAGGACAAGATGCACGAAATTATGGTGGGGGAATTAAGTCCGCGGTGTCTGCGATGGCTAATGCGGCTTTGCCAGGTAAGATGTTTGAAATGGCTAGTGCGGGTTTAAAATCTTTAAATTCTTTATCTGGCCAAACTAAAAATTTATACTCAGGAACTGTAAATCTTTTTAAAGAAGGCGTAGGTGCATTAAATGATGTTCAACAACAAATATTTATGAACCCTGAAAAATATAAATTCGCAAGAAATCAAGAAGAGATTATAAATGCTGAAGAAAAAGAAGATGAAGTAAATAGATTAGAAACTCTTAATGAAAAAAATAGAAGCAGACAGAAAACAATTCGAAGACTTATTAAACATAAGTGTTACAGATAATTATTATAGAAACCGTATGCAACAAGATGATGCTTATAGACTAGACAGCACTTCGAATATGCCTGGCGGCACACCAATCACTGCAAATATACCAGGAGGAAGACCAATTGGAACTGCAAATATACCAGGAGGCACACCAATCGGCACTGCGAATGCGCCAGGAGGAAGAGGGAATTTTTTAGATAGCGATGCTTACAGAGAAATGCTTTTAAATAATTATCAAGAAAGAGAAATGGGTACAGGAAATATGCCAGGAGGAGTTGATACCATGGGACTACCTGTTCAAGGAGATATAACAACAGATGTAAATAAAGACCTTATTATTCCATTTATAAATGAAACACCTATAGGGGAATTAGATACTGACTTAGGTATAAAAAGTTTAAATGAATTTGACGTCAGAAGTTTAGGTGGAAATAATGAAGAGCCAAGAGATAATAATAACGCTTTTGGTGACGAAGCATCAAATTCTATTACACCTTATAATAACGCTTTTAATTTAGAATTTAGAAATCAAGAGGGAGCAACGCCTGGATACGGAGGAGATGACGGTCAAAGATTTGCAAGTTTTGAAGACTTAGATGTTGGGTTAAAAACGGGGGTTAATAGAATTTCTGAAATAGTAGGAGATGGTAGAAGCACAGAAGGATTTTTAAATATTTATGCTCCTAGATCAGATAATAAAAAATCTTTTGATAATTATTTAGCTGAGTTAGTAAAAAGAGTAGGGCCTACTATTGAGCCTAATGAAATTAAAGAACTAAGCGAAGGGGTAGTTAAATTTGAAAATAAACCAGAAATAGCGGATAAGTATTTAGATTATCTTCAAGCAAACTCTGATAAAATTTATGATGGAATTATTTCATCTAAGAATAACACAATGTTAGCTGAAATTACACAAAAAGACATAGATAGATTTAAACAACCTATGACACAAATGATGGATTTTGAAACTTACAAAGACATTAATCTAGACTCCACTATAACACGACAAGAATTTAACCAATTAAAAGCACGAGTGGCGTAGACTAATTGATAGACCTCACAAAAATTTTTAAGGACAGGGTACGTCTCCATGAAGGGTGCGTCGAAATCGTCTATTTAGATAGTCTGGGTAAGGCTACCATTGGTATAGGTCACCTTGTACAACCACATGAAAAAGAAAGATACAAAGAAGGTGTAACTTTATCTCAACAAGAAATCGAAGATTTATTTGATATAGATTTAAACAGAGCAGCTGCTGGAGCAGAAGAATTAATTGGAAATTTAGAGCTCCCTCAAAATATTCAGCATGTCATTGTTGAAATGGTTTTTCAGCTTGGAAAAACTGGCGTTTCGAAATTTAAAAATATGTGGAAAGCTCTCTCTGAAAAGAACTTTGTACAAGCAGCAGTTGAAATGCGAGACTCACAATGGAGAATACAAACCCCAGGTAGATGTGAGTTTTTAGCTAAAATCGTTGAAAACGCTTGATTTTTTTTTCTTTTTTAAGAAGCATACAGGGGGTACTTAAAAGTTTATAAGTAGATTTATATATGATTATTAAATTTTTTTTAGTAGGATTTTTTTGTGTAGCTACAAACGATTGTATTAGAGTATCAGGAGCGTCAGGATTCGATAGCTACGAAGAGTGCGTACGATATGCCAATGCCATAGAACAAAATTTGCTAAACTATACAAAAGGTAAAGCTGTAGAAATAGATTTGAGTTGTATTGATGCGTTTGAGCTACCTAGAATAAACTTTATATAGATCTTCTTTTAAATGACTTAGGAAATTCATTGTAGTTTAGATATTCAGTATAAGCCCATTGCCAATCATTACCATATTCAGATTTACAGTAATTTTTTAAATCATTATCCGGGTTATTTTTAAATAAAATGCTAAAGAAGTTTAGGAAGTGGTTCTTAGCACTATCTGTGAGATTCATCATGCCCAGAATATAGGCTAAAAATTATTTTTTACTCTTGTTTTTTTGAGACTTCTTCTCTGCATAAAAAGCATACTTCCATTGTTGGCTAGAGACTAAACATATATCATTATGTAAAACTTTAATTAATCCTAGATTTAATTCTAAAGGTTTATGCTTCTCCATTTTATCGTACTCATCATCTGTAAAAGTACAGTAAAATTTTCCGTCTTGATAAGATAATCTCATTTAAGTTTATCCTTATGGATTGTCGCTTGCCTATCTCCTATGATCCATATCATAAGAGCTATAAGCACCAACAGTAGTGTATTAAGTATAAGTAGTGCAATGATCATTTGATTCCTCCTTATATTTTTCTATCATTAGTTCTCCTGTTAAGTCATATTTTTCTATCATTAGTTCTCCTGTTAATTCATCAGTGTAAACCAAACCATCCATTGTAAAGGTATATATTTTTAGCTTTGAGTAGACACTTTCTTCTGATTTTTTATCTATGTTCATTTTATTTCTCCCCAGTTTTTACCTAGTTCCACATCACACTTTGAAGGTACGTGAAGTTCAACAGCAGACTCCATAACATCTTTGATACCTTGTATCTGGGTCTCATCTTCAACGGAGATATCTAATTCATCGTGGATTTGAATCATAGGAATAACGCGGAAAGCCTTCCATAATTCAACCATTGCCTTTTTGGTCTGATCTGCTGCCGAACCTTGTATTAAACGATTAAGAGCACGATAAGTATGAGCTCTTTTAATTTGATTAAGAGGCCATTTCTTTAACGCATTCTCGTAGTTTGAAACTGTTTTATCTTCAAAGTCTCTGCTCTCCCATAATTCAAAACGACACTTGCGTCCAAGAAGAGTTCTCATATGACCTTGTTGGTCCGTGTGCCTAGTAGCTAAACTAATGATGTCTTTTAAGAAAGGCACTCCTTCATTATATGTTTTCTTTAATTGTTTTGCTTGTTCTACTGTAATATCTAAAGAAGCAGCGAGCTTCGCTAATCCCATTCCATACATTAAACCTAGTCCAATAGTCTTAGCTTCTTTTCTAGATATACCAGCCATGTCTGCTGTCACCTGATGAAAGTCTGTGCCTTCATCTTTAAAAAATTTAATTAAAGTATCTGCTCCATCTAAATCTCTGTGTTTAGCATAATGAACTAAAAGTCTTGGCTCTTGCTGTGAATAGTCAAACGTTCCCCACTTCGTTCCTTCTTCAGGAATAAAGATAGATCTGATCATAGGACCAATTAATTGATCTCTAGCTGGTATCTGTTGTAAATTAGGATTACTCATAGACATTCGACCACTGACCGTTCCCCCATCATCACCTCTCATTTGATGAATCTCTGCATGGATTCTTCCATTAACTTCATGTTTAATAAAAGTATCTACAAAAGTTGTATGTGCTTTATTAAATTCACGAGCTCTCACTATAGAATTAACAATAGGATTAGAGTGCGTATTTAAAAAAGCTTTATCAAACTTTGGTTGTTTAGATTTTTCTGTTAATTCATACTCCTCACCAATTTTATCAAAAACTTTTTGAATAGCCGTCGCTGTCCAAATGTCTTTATCTGAGAAATCAATATTCGTTTCTTTCATAATATTGTAATAGATTTTCTTTTCTTCTTTTTTAAAATACTTCTTAACTTGATCGGCTCTTTCCATATCAACACGAACACCTTTCCATTTCATCTCAATAAGGAGAGGAAGAAGATCTGTTTCTAATTGAAAGATATCATTAAGATTTTGTTTTTGTATTTCAATTTTAAATATATTCCAAAGTTTTAAAGTTAAGTCTGTATCTTTCTCTGCATAAGGAGCAGCGTATTCTACCGGCACCCAATCCATATGTTCTTTAGGATTAAAACCAAAATCTTTTCCAAATTGGTCAAGTCCTGTTTCATATTTTCTTTCTCCTAAATAATCTTTACCTAAAGAATTTAAAGCATAACTGAATCTGTTCTCATCAATCAGAGGAGCAGCGATCATTGTATCATAGATTTTACAGTTACACTCAACGCCCCATTGTCTAAGCCAACCAATATCATAACTAGCATTGTGGCAGATAACATCAGGATCATTTTTGAATACATCTTTTAACCAATTTTTTACCATGGACTCGTCAAAATTTCCACCTCTTTGGTGGCGAGTAGGAAAGTAACCATTAAAGCCTGGAGTTGAAATAGCAACACCTACTATAAATCCACTGCCCGTTGCCCAACCAGGGCCTTTCGTTTTTAATTCGGGATCATAAGTTTCTAAATCTATACATATTTCTGTGATTTGTTTAGGGTCAGGAAACTCTGTTGGTGGCTCCCATGTAGGTAAATTATCTCCTCTTAATAAATCTAATTGTTGTTGAAACCTCATGATAATATCTCCTCAAATTCATACTTGGTAGATGAAGGTACTATATAAAGATTTTCTTTTGCTCGGGTTAAACCCACATAAAAAACTCTTCTTTCTTCGTCCCGCATTGACCAAAGTGTTTTACTAATTCGGTAAGATAAATCAGAAAATAAAACTACATTCTGACTTTCTCCTCCCTTTGCTCCATGAATTGTAGAAAGTTTTATCTTTGCTTTCTCATCTAAGTCATGACCTCTGTCAAGGATTTGTTGTATGTATAGTCTTTCGAACCCTGTAATTTTTGTAAGGACAGTGTCCCAAGGGCTTTGAATCGATAAGTTTAACCCCCAATTTCTACAAAGTTCTTGGTAGTTAAAACTTTCTTCTTGATTGGCTCCAGGTAAAGTCTTCTTTCCTCGAGTTACTCCACTATCTCCTAACGACATATATTGATATAAATTTTTAGCCTCATCATAAGAAACATTTTCTTGACGTTGAAGTTTTCTCCAAGACCTATAAGCTTGAAGAATCTGAGGACTAATAGAAGAGCCATTATTCTTTTCAAATAAATGTCCTCTTCTTTTAACTTCTTCCGCTACTCTTTCTAAGAAATAATTTGTACGAGTAAGAACTAACCACTGCCCTTGGCTCATATCAATACTTTCAAAAGGAACAGTTCTAATCATTCCCATAGAATCTCTAGGCGTCCAAATCTTAGGTATTCTTTTTGTTATTCTATCTACTAATCTATTTGATCTTATGAAAACACTTTTAGGTATACGATAAGATTTATTAAGAACTTGAGTTCTACAATCTAAGTCTATAAGCTTAGTTACATCTGCTCCTGACCAAGAAAAAATAGCTTGATCATCATCTCCAGCTATGTAAACCGCCTTCGCTTGTGCCTGGAGCATAGAGACTATCCCCCATTCTGAGGGCTTCAAGTCTTGAACCTCATCTATAATGACGATATCTAATCGAGGAGTAGTTTTTTGAAGAACAAATTCATTAATTAAATCCGTATAATCTTTAATATTATTTGTTTTTTTAAACATTCTATAATTTTTATCTATGCGTTGAAGTCTTTCAAATCCTCCTTTGACATGTCCAAATTTTTTAAACTCTTCGTAAAGAGTAGTATTTCTTACTCGATATAAATCAATAAGATGGAGTCCTGAGTCTTCATCTCCTGATCCTTTACTATGGATGGATTGACCAATGTCTACTCCATATTGTTTTTTAAATTCTTTAAAGTCATGCTCTTGAATAATATCAGTAGGAGTACAACCTAACCATTTATAAGATAAACTATGCAGAGTTCTAAACCATTTAAGATCTTTCCTTGCTAGCTTAAATTTAACAGAAGCTCTTTCGATAGCTTCATTAGTAGCTTTCCTTGTAAAAGAAAAGAAGCCAATTCTATCTGGCTCACGACCCTCTGCTAATTCTTGCTCAATAATATTTAAAAGAGTAGTCGTCTTTCCTGTGCCAGGAGGTCCAATTAATTTTACTGTATTCTCTAAAATGGTACTTCTCCTTCTGACGCATCTAAATTTTCTAAAAGATCTTCTTCAATTTTAACAGACTTTCCAAACTTATCATTAGCTAAGACCCAAACAAGTTGTCCTCTTTTACCTTCTAAAGTTTTTTGTTTAGTCTCTCCTCCAAAAGAACGAAGCCATACTCCCACCTGATTAGTAGTGACTGCTGAGAATTTTTTATTCTTTAAGAACTCTATAAGTTGATCTGTTCTAAAATAAATTTCATTCTTCTCTTCATCAATAAAGCAACTACCAGCTAACACTTCATCAATACTAATAGCATTACCTTGATTTCTAATAAATTTAAGTAAGGCATTTCTAAATTGACCTTCCATTGTTAATTCATATTCTGCTTCCACAATCTCTGTGTTTTCTAATAAACTATTAATCATCTCGTCATAATCTTCTCTCTTTACCATAGGAGGCATACGAGTAACTGTGACAGCACATTTTTTTCTAAACCTATGTTGGTCATAGAGTTCATCAATATTTAAAGTAATTCTTTGATCTCCTACATTTAAATGAAAAATACTTTCATCACCATTTCTAAACATAACCATATTTTTTAATTCAGCACCGACTGTATTTTCACCAATACCAAACTTACGAATTTTACATTTACTTTTATTACAAAAAGAACACATAGGTTGGTCTTTACATTTATATCCCCAATCTTTTTTATCTGACTGTTTTACAATCTTTTCTATTTGTTTAGGAGGTAGAGGAGAGGGAAAATACTTATGATGAAACTCATAAATCTTTTGTTCAAATTCATCTGGCCATTTCTTCTTTGCATAAACTGCATATTGAAATAAGAAATTATCTCTATTGCCAGATTCAACATGACCATTCTCATTAATATAAGCTTCAATACAAAAAGGTGCATCAAAGAATTCTGACTTTTCTTTTGTAACTTTTAATTTTTTAAACTCTTCTGTAGTAAGAGATTTTTTTTCTACTTCTTCTAAAAACTTATCAATGTTCATAGCATTGCCTTCATCATCATAAGCATATCTAGTAGAGTAATTATTACCATTATGATAAGGAAGATTTAAAAAGTTTCCTACATCACCTCGTTCTTTATCTAAGACTGCCTGTTTAGGAAAAATTTCACAATCACCATGACCAATAGAAGAAGCTATCTCAGACATTTTTTCTAAAACTAATTTCGCGGGAGCATATTCTTTTAAAAAGACAAAGATGTGAGCACCTCCACTTTTTGACCTAGCAACAATAAACGGAAGTTTTTTTTTATTTAATTTTACAACTAACGCTTTATGGTCAAGTGGGTAGGTGTCCACATCAATACATCCCCAACGGCAAGTGGAGTCATCGGTGATAGGGATAACACCGAAACTCGGATACTTGCCATCAAGGTGGTCTAGCCAAAGCTGATCAACGACAGGTTTTTTGGTAATAAAAGCTTTACCTGTTTCCTTACCATCTTCCCGTTGATCTTCTTTAATAAATTGACCGTAAGCTCGGTCTAAACCAAAAAAGATCTCTTTAAATTTTGAGACCCTTAAATCCATTTAGAATGGTATGTCCCCTGACACTTGGTCAGATTCTTCCTCATACTTAGGTTTAATCAAACCTTTTCTAATAGACTCATTAAAGTCGCTCGCCATTTCAAAAGTATTATCATCCGTGATAAATTCTTTTTTATCTAGCACCCAACCAAACCAAGAACCTTTTGAGTTTGTTTGTTTTGTAGTTGTAAGGTGATAAATTCTGTACCACGAAGGAGCTAAGAACATTTTTTTACTCGTAGGATTTTGAATGAACTCATTCTTTAATCCATAAGCCCATGCTCTAGCAACCTTTAATTGAGTTGATTTCATAGAGATAATTGCTGGTTTAGGAAGACCATCTTTATCTAAAATGAGTACATAAAAGTTTGCACTCTCTTCTAAATAATTACCTGATGGCAATCTAAATTTACCGTCATCTCCACGCACTGCGTCTGTAGGTTTATTCTGTGCTGAAAAAATATTTACAGGAGCACTTGAACCAATACCTCGGTCCTCCCACTCAAGCCATACTTTATCATAGCCACACACTATAACGTCAAAGCCCTCATTCCCTTTCCACATTTGATGTGGTGGAATAGAATTCATAATCATTCCTGGTCTAGCATTTTCTAAAGAGTCTAGTTCAGGAGAATTACTTGCCAAGATTTTTATTCTTGGGGTAGCCATGTCGTCTGTAGTAATCGTCTCGAGTCCCGCACCACCTAAATTCTCTAAATGTTGTAGAGTCTCAGGAGATAGGACATTGGTTGCTGCTTTATTAGTAACAGCGCCGTTTGTCTTTTTTTGTTCTTCTGTCTTTTTTTGTTCTTCTGTCATTATTTTACCTTTCGCTCGATTTTTACTTTTTTAAATGTATAAACGCCAAACTTTTCTTGAATATCAGATGTCATCGAGCCTTTCTGTATCTGCTCATCGATAAGTTTAGCAAGTGTATTCCAAGGCACTTGTTTTTTATTGGTTGGGTGAAGACCTTTATCTTCTAACTCAGCCATTATATTCCGTGCATCGGATTCTTGACCACGACCAAAGGTAAGAACAACATCATTCTTAATGACATCGCTCAAGTTATTTTGATCTAACCAAGAAAAACAAAAATCTTTATTCTCCTCTGTAATGTTAGATCTCAATTGATCTTTGATCACGACCTTACTTCCGTCCGTTAAAGTTAAGGACGAAACTCCAGCATTTTCAAAAAAGCTTGGGATCACTTCGTTCTCTAATTGGAACTCACGATCTTTTAGTTTTTTTACTTCTGCTTCTTTGTCAGTGATAGTTTTTCGAACCATATCTAGTTCATTACATGCTTCACCAACGTCAGAAACTTGTGTGCTATCTAAAGTATTTAACTTAGATTGCTCATACGCTTTATCTAGTAGACCCATATTCTGTAGCCCTCCTTAGGCTAATTCTATTATTATAGGAATATATATAGACTGTTCTCTATCCCATTTCAAGACTTTAAATTTATTATTTGTCTTTTTTGCTGCAACTGTACAACAAATCCCAATTAATACGGGGTCTCCCATCAATAATAAAAAGTCTTCACTTGTAAAATCTTTTAGTTTTTGTTCCACAATTCCGACAAAACGAATAGAATTTACTTGAACTTGTCTTGGATTTTCAAATAAAACTGTAGGTGTTCCAAATCTTTCACAATCAGAAACATCTCTGTATCCACCCATCTTAGTTTTTTGATTAGTCGTTATAAATACTTTTGTCATGATTCTCTACTTTCTCTTATTTAAAATATAAAAATAAAAAGAATTTGCAAGAATATAATTTATTTGATATAAAGATTTTAGAATTAAATTTTAGAAAGAGTAAATATGTACCCAAACTTTAAAACAAAACCATTCGATCATCAGCTCCAGGCATTAGGTTGTAGCTGGGACAAGACTAATTTTGCCTATTTTATGGAAATGGGAACAGGTAAATCAAAAGTATTGCTTGATAATATAGCTATGCTTTATGATCAGAAAAAAATTAACTCCGCTGTAGTCATCGCTCCTAAAGGAGTCTATAGAAATTGGGAAAGATTAGAAATACCTATTCATTTACCTGATCATATAGAAACAAGAGTCACTACTTGGGTTGCTCCAAGTTCTAGAACCAAAGTAGATACAAAAAATATGGATGAGCTTTCAAAAACTTTTCAAGGTTTAGATATTTTCTTAATGAATATAGAGGCTCTATCCTCTAGACCCGCTGCTGAGTATCTAGCTAGGTATTTAAACTCTACTAACTCTATGCTAGCTATTGATGAGAGTACAACCATTAAAAGTAATACGGCGGGAAGAACAAAAAATATTTTAAAAGCTGCTAAGTTTGCGAAGTATCGTAGGATATTGACAGGGTCTCCTGTTACTAAAAATCCTATGGATCTGTATACTCAATGTCAGTTTTTAGATGAAGACCTCTTAGGCTTTAGTTCTTATTGGGCTTTTAAATCTAGATATGCGATTGAAGTAAAGAGACATACAGGCTCTCATTCTTTTAGTCAGCTTGTGGGTTTTAGAAACTTAGAGGAGTTATCTAAAAAACTTTCCGCTTTTTCTTATAGAGTTCTTAAAGAGGATTGCTTAGATCTTCCTCCTAAGATTTACACAAAAAGAATTATTGAATTAACGGCAGAACAAAAAAAAGCCTATAACGATTTATCTTCTTTCGCTATTACAGAACTTAATAAAGATCAGCTTTCGGTAACGAACAGTGTAACTTTATTATTAAGGCTTCATCAAATTACTTGTGGTTACTTAGCCTCGGACGACGGCCCACTGCAACCTTTGAAAAACAATCGTATGACAGAACTCTTAGATGTATTAGAAGAAGTAGAAGGTAAGGTAATCATCTGGGCAAACTACAGGTACAATATTTTTGATATCGAAAAAGAATTAAAAAAGAAGTATGGTGATGAAACTGTCGTAACTTATTTTGGTGATACCAAAGATAGCGACAGGCAAGACATTGTAAAATCTTTTCAAGACCCGGAAAGTCCTGCGAGATTTTTTGTAGGTAATCAACAAACAGGTGGCTATGGTTTAACTTTAACGCAAGCACATACTGTTATTTATTATTCTAATAACTATGACTTAGAAAAAAGAATTCAGTCTGAAGATAGAGCACATCGTATCGGACAGAAAAACAATGTTACCTATGTGGACATCATCTGTGAAGGAACAGTAGATGAAAATATTGTTAATAGTCTTCGAGGGAAAATAGATTTAGCCTCTCAGTCCCTTGGAGAAAAATTAAAAGAGTGGTTAATAGAAAGTAGAAAAAAGAAATGAGAAAATATTATTTTGCATATGGCTCTAACTTAAATAAAGACCATATGAAATTTAGATGCCCTGACGCTAAGTATGTTGATAGCTATATTCTTAAAGATTATAAATTAGTTTTTAGAAGTGTGGCGGATATTGAAAAAGCACCAGGTCACGAAGTTCACGGAGCAATTTATTACATTACTCCTGACTGCGAAAAAGCTTTGAATAGATATGAAGGATATCCTCACCTCTATACAAAAGAATTTTTTACATACAAAGGAAGAGATTTAATGACCTACTCTATGGTGGACAAAGACGCAGAATACCCACCTAATGAAGGGTATTTCGAGACTATTTTCCAAGGATATCAGGATTGGGATCTCCCTCTCGAGCCTCTTAAAAACTCTTTAATTATATAATTACTTGTAATTTATTATTTAATAGTTATATTCATTATAAGAATTAGAAAGGACAAAAAATGGCAACAGACACTAAATACGCATCAGCTTTACTTCTTAAAGAAGATCACAAACTTCTAAAAGAATTAGTTGATCCAGCTACTCAAAAAATATGCGGAGTTCTTAGAACTTTAATTAGAGAAGCACACCAAGCTAAGTACGGAAAAACAAAAATAAATAATACACTTCGTAAAAGGTCTTAAGGAGGCTTAACAGAATGAATAAGAATAAAATAATAGAAATGAAGACTAGACTAAAAAGCGTCAAACAAATGAATAAAGTAAATGATTTGACAACTATAGCTTCTAGTTTTATTACCTCTATGTTTGTAGAAGGATTAACAGAAGATCAAAAACAAGATCTTAGAAATTTCTTTTCAGAGAGTAGAGGAGAATTAACTAATCAACCTGATTGGTCAGACAATGACTACTTACTTCAAACTATTCAAACTATTTATGAGTTAGGTTTTGAAGAAGGAGCTTTGAAAGAATCAGATAGACTGACTAACTTATTAAAAAAACATGAAGAACTAATTGCAAAGCTAACTAAAGATGTTTCGGAGTTACTTGAAAATGGAACAAAATAAAAAGCAAAGCATAGAAAGTTTTGAAACTTATGAAGAAGCTGAACAATTTATTCAGAAACTTCTTCTGAAGCAAGAGTGTTGGGTCACTGCTACTTTAGATAAGGGCGATGATCACTACAAGGTTCATTGGAAAGAATGGACAAGAGGGTGAGTAATAAGAATAGGGCTCAATGTTTTTTTAGCTCTATTCTGATTACTGACAGTAGGAGTTAAGTAATTGTCTCGACCGTTTACCTCCCAAAGTGTATAGGGTGAGACCGATATACATTATCCTAGATAACCTACAAGGAAACCTAGGGGAGAATTATCTTCCCTAGGTGAAAAATAAACTATGAAAAAAAAAATAACAGATAAAGCTATTCATTCTCTCAGTCATTGTTCTAAGGAACAATTGGAAGAAATTCTTAGAGATGCTCTCTTAGAGATTTATAGACTTACTGTTATTATTAGAAAGTTAGGAGGCGAAGATGGAAACGAAAGTGAAGAAGATAGTCAATCAACTGAAAGAACTCTCAATTGAACAAGTATATGAGGTTTTATTTCAAGTGAGAGAGAACATTCGTAAAAGAACAATTGAGAAAGTAGAGCAAAATGATGTTGGAAAATAATACACAACTAAGCGAAACATCAGAGTTATTAACTGCTAATGAAGTTGAAAATCTTTATAAGCAGTTTACGGCTAATGCCTTACGTATTCAGCGTTATAGAGGTGAGTCACCTTTTCCTTACATTAAGCTAGGTAAGAAGGTCTTTTATAACAAAGCAGATATAGAAAGAATATTAAAAGAGAAAACAATTGTACAAAAAACTACTTGACAAAGCCTTGTTTTTTTCTCTTAAAACTATATAAATTTATGTAAGAGGGGGGTCTTACCCTCAGTTTCGAACTCCCCTCATACAAAAAGGAGTAGATATTATGTTCTACCTAGACGGCATAGCCGACAAAGAAGTTACAGGGATCGAAAGAAAACCTGGACAAATAATCGTTACTTTTGAAGACGATACCTCTCACACTTTTTTACCAGACGAATGGGCGAAACTTACAGCGCAAGCACAAGACCTCTTAGATAGATCTAGGAATGTTGAGCCTTTTGAGCTATCTGAAATAGATTTCCAAATAACATCATTGGCTTCTTCAATTTTAGATAATTGATCAAGAAGAATGGCTATTTTTAAATTTTTTTCTGAATTTCAGTGATATTTCTTTCGTTTAGTGCCATTGTTCTCTCCTAATTTTTAACGGGAACCTTTAGTATATCAAAGTCCGAGGTAAGATTTCTACTCTTTTATTTTTAATTTGTAAAATAAATTACTTGACTTGGAGTTTTTTCTTTATCCACTGCCTAGGGATCACGGTCAACCGTCCGCAGTCAGAGTCGTCCAAGATTTTCTTTATTTCTTCTTTAGATAATTCTTTTAACAATCTCGGATCAAGGTCGCCTGCTAAAATTATATAATCTTCTGTTTCTTTGAGAATATAGCCAACGGAATTAACAGGTTTGGGCCTCATCTTTAAAGCATCTTCAATGCTGTGCCAACCAGCGCTTTCTTCATATGCATCTACCCATTCAATAACTACAATTTCACCCCAGGAAATAGTTTTAGCTTTTTCCCCATTTCTTTTCCGTTTGGACCTTTGATTAAGCCGAACCATCTTTCATCTCCTGTTATGTAGTAGACACCTTTTGATACTTCTTCTCCTAAGGCTGTTAGGGCTCCCTTTTTTACTTCTGGTCTTTCACAGTCATCCCAAATAAGGAGTCCATCATCTTTGAGTTTAGGATACCAATTTTTTGTATCATTGTGAACTGATACTTCGTCGTGAGCTCCATCAATAACGAGTCCATCTAAGGAATTATCCTCAAAAGAATCAATTAATTGTTGATTATCAGACCTATTGACATGAGGTATAACTCTTTCAGCTTCTATATGGTCATGGAGATTGTTCTTAAATTCGTCATACATTGAGCCTAATTTTAGGTTGTCATGCTCCCCTGGTGTTCCTTCAAAGGTGTCAATACAATGAACCTTAACTTTTGTTTTTTCTTCTGTTACCAAGGCATCACAAAGAAACCTAGTAGATCTCCCTTTGAAAGATCCTATCTCGACGATAGAGCCCTCTCCTGGCACTTTTTTCACTAGGTTTAAGTAAGCATCGAAAAGGTTAAACCAACCTTCTATACTTAAGTATTTTGTAATCATTTTATTTCCTTTCGTTTGTTAATTTCCACACATACCCTCACACTCATCTAATAATGAGTATTGGTTTTTGTCGTCTTTTTTCTCTAAATCTATTTCATCAATAGGTTTGCAATCCCTATGGAGAAATAATTCATCTTGAGAATATTCTTTTCCGTCATCAGATAGTCTTTGACCTCTAATCATTTTGTCCATCTCTACTACTTCTGCCCATTCCTTTTTGTTTTTTTTAATCATTAACCACTCCTTATTGCTGTGGTAAGGACAGAAAGTACAAGCACTTCTTGGAGGCTCAGGATAATCGTTTTGCTTTATCCAATCGAGGCAATCATTTCTTCTTATTTTTTGATCTACAAGAGGATAAATATTTTCTAGATAGTGATGGTGATTCTTTCTTTGTCGTTGTAGTTCGTCATAAGAAATCCCTATGAGTTGTTCTACTCTTACTTCTGGTGCTACTCTTTTGTGTTTAGCATATCCTAGTAGTTCCCTGATTTTTTTAATGACAGGTGATATTTTGTAATCCCTGGTACATTGTCTTCTTAGTATTCTTCCTTTGCCTGTATCGCCTTTTTTTCTTGAATAAAAGGGTATAGAAAAATTTTTAAACTCTCCCTTAGCTCCATTGATAACATCTTCTTTTAAATTTCTCCACTGCACACGGTGGACAGGATAAGATAATTGTTTCTCTAACCAATCTAGGTGGTCATAGACGGCTTTGGGTTCTCCTCCAGTATCAGCGAATATCGCACAATCGACCATGGCTATCTGCCCTTTTTCAATCATTAAGGCTAGTGTGGTTGATTGTACGCCTGCTCCGAGAGATAGGATACGAAGCGATTTTTTTTTAATCATTTCTTAACTTAGTAAATATTGTTCTCCAAAACAAGGATCTTACCATAGATACTATGGTAAAAATCAAAGCTATGCCCAGACTATCTAATATGGTGGGGTGAAGGTCAAAAATAGGAAAGATAAGTAATTGTATAAGAATGGCTAGTATGAGACCACTACCTACATCAATACATGTTTCAAATAAATTTCTCATAATTTATTTATTTCCCATCTGTTTTTTATTTCTTTGTAAATATTTTGACTTTTTCTTTTAATACCATCTTTTTTTTCTTTTTGTGCCCAAGCTTTTGTAGAATCTTTTGTTTGACCTACAATTTTCATTCCTATTGCTTTACATGCACTAGCTTTTTCTCTTACCAAAGTGTAAGTTATCATTTTTTTATAACCCATTGCTTCTGCAACTCTCCAAGATCTACCATATAAAAAACTATTTGTATTTTTTGGTGCATTATCTAAAACACATGAACGAAGTAATTCTATTGTTTTTTTATTATCAAGTGTGGCTGAAATAGGTCTACCACACATAGCAACACCAACCAAAATATCCTTATGTAAAACACCTATCGCAAATTTATAACCTTGAACTCTTTTATTGTGAGAATGATGTTCGTCAACAAAACTATTTGCTTCTCTAAAAGTTAAAGGTATTACAGAAAATATCTTACTCATAATTTATATTCCATTCCTATTACAAATCCTAAGTTTCCCGTAGTCTCATATGCAGGTGCAATAAACCAATAATCTTTTTTTAATCTTATCATTGGTGCTATATCAAAACCTGAATAACCTGTAACTAATCCTAATTCTAATTCAGTATTATAAAAAGAAAAATATTTACAAAGAAATATAAATAATTGTATAAGAATGGCTAGTATGAGACCACTACCTACGTCAATGACTGTTTCGAATACATTTCTCAAATCTTAGTTCCATTCTCCATCAAAAGTTGTTGTGTCGTATTGTTGAGACCATTGCTTCATCTTTTCTTGGTACTGTGTTTTTGTCAGTATCTTTTTATCTACTAAAGGAATTTTTGCCCATTTAAATCTTTTTTTTAAATCATCGATGATGTGGTCAAAATGGTACCCCTGAGAGATATCTTTCGCCTTTAGGTTCGTCTTGTCTTTCATTGTCATTGTATATCCTTTCGATAGTTAATTTTGTCCCTGGAGGTGGTGTTCCAAATTTTTGAAGAGTCATAGCTGGAGTTATCTTATTGTTTTCATCTAAGTAATGACTTAAAAAAATTCGTTTTCCATTTTTATAGAGACGTAAGTAATATTCTTTCATTCTGTATAACTTTATATATTAATTTAATGCTTTTGTCTATCCTGCCTTGTACAAATTCAAGCAGAGTATATTTTAGGATTTGAAAAATTTAATAATGATCCTCAAAAACTTGCATTCCTAACTAATGACAATAATCAATTAATCAAATGCTTTGCTCGTCGGTTTGATGGATGCGTTCCGTCTATCGATAATCCAAAAGTTGTTTGGGAAATAAAAGAATACTATGGAACAAAAACATTTGGAAGTCGCGTTGCAGACGGTGTATATGAAACGTTATTAGATGGCTATGAAATCGTAGAGGCACGTGAACGTGGTTGTGAAGTGGAGCACTATCTTTTCGTCGATGACTTTTTTACTTGGTGGGTTTTAGGAAAGTCATATCTATGTAGAATCATTGATATGCTTCATACTGGACACGTTGATAGGGTCTATTTTGGCGAACAAGTGATAACGGAGTTCCCTTTTGACTTATCAGAAGCACTAAACAGATAGACTTAATTGTTCGTCTGTTAACTCTATCAATTTCGTAAGTAAAAGCCTGTCTTGTACGCGATGTTTTAACGTATCGCTTTCTTTTAATTGAAAACGTTTTAACATCGAACCACCTAACTCAATAAAGACTTCTTCTTCAAATAGCGTTTCCTTATAGTCCAATATAATATTCTTTTCACCACTCTTCTTTTTTCCATCAATTGATAGTGCAACGAATCCATTTTTATTCTTTATTTCATTAATAAATCTATACAATCTGTTAATATCAAAAGATTGTGCTCCATATAAAATTTTCTGACTATCGACGTATGGTGGATCACAATAGACGATTGAATCTTTTGTTATCTGACTGGACACATCACCAAAGTCACCACAAATAAAATCGACATTCTTTACAATTGAATTCCAATTTGTAATCCTTTTTGCAAATTCTTTTGGTGGTATTGCTCGATGTACACCTACAGGCGTACTTAAGTGTCCATCACTTTTTCTATATCTTAAAACTCCTCCATAACAAGTACGCGAAATAAAGAGAAAGTCTAAAGGGTTTGGATTATTGTTATAGTTTCTTACTGTCTCTTTGTAGACTTCTTTCTTTCTGTCATCGCTCTTTACATATTCAGCCCACTTTTCTGTATAAAACTCCAAAAGAATCTTTGGATTTTCTTTCACCAACTTCCACATATCAATTAACGGCTTATGAATATCAACTGCTATCGCTTTATGGGGCTTCAAAGCCCCCAAAATAGCACCACTTCCAAAAAATGGTTCAACATATAAATCATAATCTTTAGGGAAGTACTTTATTATTTGAGAAGCAAACTTTGTCTTATTTCCAATGTATTTGATTAGTTGTGGTGTTCTCTTCAATATATTCTCCATTAATCACCAACCAAGTCTGTCAGAGAAAATACTTTAACATCTACTTCTTAATATTCCAATGTCTATTTGGAAAATAGTCCTCAACTTAGGGGGTATCTTTCCATTTTAATTCTGAGCATAAAACTTTATTCTGATAATTTAGGAATAAAACTTTATTCTGATAACTATACTCATCTAACCCTACTCAGTGAGTATGTCTTCCTATTATACTCATCTAACCCCCTTGAATGAGTATAAAACTTTATTCTGATAATTTAGTCCCATCTAGACCCCTTAGTTGGGTGTGTTCCCCTATTTAACTTTACGGGGATAATTTAGTCCTATTAAACTTTACGGGGATAAAGTGGATATAGGGATATGGATATCTGTCTTTTTGCAAAAAATGAATAGCCGTTGTCCATGGTCTAAGACTTGAGTTGAGTGGGGCAATGGAGAAAAGAAAGGGGGAATTAGGGGGAAAGAAAAAAACCCTTATCCACTATCAGATAACCACAAACAACGGCTCAATGACCACTGCCCATGGGAAAGGAGGAACAGGCAATAATCATTAAGTGCAGAATACTACAAGTGGAATTTGAAAGAAATAAAAAAAAAAAGTTTTTTTTTTTGAGATTCGATTCTTTTGTTGTACATTAGTCAAAAAGCTTTATAAATCAATAATAGTAGCTTAAAAAACGTTGTACAAAACGTTGTACATGTACAGTGTTTTATTGTACAGTGTGCATTTGGTTTCGATTTGTTTATTTTTTATTTCTATTTTGTAGAAATTCCTCTATACATAATTGTAATGAAACTGAGAAGCCCAGAATCTCCGATCAAATTAACTAACGCTTTAAGAGAACAGCGTGATGAATTAACTCCCAAACAAATAGCTTTTGCAGAGCACTTAGTTGCCCAAGAAAATCGATGGACAGCTACTCAATGTGCTATTAAAGCTGGATATTCAGAGAAGTCTGCTAGATCCAAAGCTTCTCAACTACAAAGCCCAAAAGAATTCCCTAGAGTTGCAGAGTATATTTCCGCACTTAGAGATGATTTGTGGAATAAATATAAAGTTTCCCCTGTCTCTCATTTTAGAAGACTCCATGATATAGGGTTAAAAGCCGAAGAATTGGAAA